CATCGATATTATGGAATGCGGCAACGTCTTGTGCAAGTTCAGGTGACCATTGTGCTCTTAATTTTCTTTCAGTTACTGAAACCGTTACTGACTCAAGGTCGAAAGAAACCTCACCAATTTTGTCTTCGAATTCAAGTTCTTCATAACGTCTGAAAGCCGCTTGAATAATACCTGTTGCCGCAGACCAATTAGCGGCTGTAATAGTCGCTCCTGAGTAACCATCAGGTGTTGATTGTCCACAAGAAACACAAACTGGAACCTGAGCGTCAATTTCCAAATAGATGATACCATTTTGGTCACATACGTTATCAAAATATCCACCATTACCAGTCGAACCAAATGATGTTTGTTGTGAACTGTATGTTGGTGCAACGATACCTTTACCATATCTTTGAGTAACAACTCTGAATAATAGTGGAGTGTATGTTGAAACTCCAAGTTCAGTAGCAACTGCGGATGTTTGAGTGTAAAGAAACAAATTCGACAAGAAAGATTCGGTATCAATTTCTTGACCATCAGGTCCAATAAGTTTACCAACACCAAGATTTGTAAATCCTGAAAGTGCTACAATAATTTTTCTGTACTCACCTGAATCCAATGCTTGAGTAATCAATGCTCCGTTACTCCAAACTTGCGTAGGTGTGTTAGCGGTGATTGTTACAAAACGACCTTTTGAGTAATCAAAAAGACCGCCAGGGTTAAGACCTGGTTCAGTTCCTTCGTAAAACAAATCGTAAAGATTTTTTGCGGCAGTACCGAAAGGTTGACCTGTACCTGAATTGTAACCTGTGTTAGGGTCGCCAGGGTAATTACCAGGAGAACCAACAGGTGCGTAGTGGTCACCCGATGTAATGTTCACGTTGTTAACAACTGAACCACCTGAATATCCCTGAATTTTTGGTACAAAGTAGAACAATTTACCGATTGGTAAGTTCATCGCTTGTACAGATACGATTTCATTCGCTAACAATTTAGAGAATACACGTCTAACGATAGGAAATACAACAGTTTCGAATGAACCTGAAGATGAGTCAGATGTTGCTTCGTTAATCAAATGTGACGCTTGGTTTTCGTACAACTGCGCAACATTTTCTTTTAGGTGGCCTTTAAGACCTTCTAGGAACCCTAATTTGTCCCATTTGTTAATAGTATCTTCTTTGATAACTTTAAGGTGCTTAAGACCGATGTTACCAACAAGACCTGATTCTAATAATGCTCCCATTTTATATTGGATTTTTTAGTTTATTTTTTTTTGTTTATTTAATTATTTTTGACATAATATCTTTCATTCTCAGAAACTGAGGATTTTCATATGTCTTTGATTCGATTAGATTTGCCGCTGAACCTGAAGATGGAGAATTCTCAATCTTTCTTTCTATTGATTCTGTAATAGAACCTTTAGAGTTGTCATTCGACAATTCATTTTTGATTGTACGATAAAGATTTTTCGATTCTTTAAGAGTTTCTACACCGTCAAATCTTCTCAAGATGTTAATTTTTTCTTGTTTAGATGTTGAATGTTCGGTGAATAGTCTAGTCGCGTAAGCTAAATTCGAATTAAATACTGCAACTTCGTTTAATTTGTCTCTGAACACGTTAAGTGCTTTACGATACTCTTCATTTTTTTCGCGAAGGATTTGTATTTGGTCTAAATTTCTCTGTTCATCAATATTCATGTTAAATTTTGAATGAGCTCTTGGTTTTGGTAAACCACCTTTTCTGAAACGACTTCCATTTCCAAGTGTACGAGCAGCTTCTTTAGTTTCTTCCTTTTTCTTAAAAGGTGTCATTTCTTTTTTAACCGCGCCGGAGATATCTTTTTTACCTTCTTTGAATTCGAATCTTGGTCCTTTTCCCATACCAACGCCTTTTGTACCTTGTTTTTTGTTTTCGTTAAACCCTCCCGATGTTTTTTTGTAAGAAAACTTAGGTTTACCAATTTTAGCACCTTTACCAATTTTTGGTTTGGTTGACTCCATCTGATAACCCTCTTCATCCATTTCTTCGTCGAGTTCTTCATCCATTTCTTCGTCGAGTTCTTCATCCATTTCTTCGTCTAGTTCTTCATCCATTTCTATTTCATAAACAACTTCTTCGTCGTCTTCTTGAGATTCCTCACCGAATACTTGACTAACAATGTCGTCGATAGATAAATTTTCATCTCCAAATTCTTCATCTTCCGTGAATTCTTCACTTTCCATAGCATCACCATGAGGTGCAAAACCACCCTCAGAATCCATATCTTCCATGTACTCGTCTTCGTCCAATGACATATCGAACTCAGAATCCATATCCTCCATGTACTCGTCTTCATCCAATGACATATCGAAATCAGAACCAAATTCCTCCGATTCAGTTTGAATCATGTACTCTTTATCGGTGTTTTCGTCTTTTAGATTAATCATTTTGTCATCTTTTTTTACTATTACACCGTCATTTTCATCCATCGCCAAAAAAACCTTCAATAGGTCCTCATCGGAAATATCAGTTGATGATAAGTCTACAACTTCATCATCCTCCATGTCGGTGCCACTCATATCAGAATCCATATCCATATCCATTTCATCAGAATCCATATCCATATCCCCATCTTCAGGGTTCATTTCCATTTCATCAGAATCCATGTCTACTTCCATATCATCATCTGTTCCAATCTCCTCGTCATCAGTTGTTTCCTCATCATCGGGTTGTTCTGATACGATAGATTCTTTTACTAAATCTTTGATTTCTTGCTTCATTGTAGATGCAAGTATTCCTTTTGCGTTTTCGGCTACCGCTTCTTCCAAATTTTTCATTTGTATAAGAGCGTCTTCCACTAAATTTTTTTCTTTTGCCATTTCTTTGTGTAAAAGTTTTTCATATAAATATATTGACAAACCAAAAAATTTAATTTTTATCAATTTTTCTGTAAAAAACTAAATAAAATAAAAAAGGGGTACCTTTCGATACCCCTTCAATAATCAACACTTCCCCAAGTATTAATCTACTTCTATCACTTCATCTATTTTTGATTCCGCGATAGATGTGATTCTCCAATCATAAGTTATTTGTTCATATCGTTTGGTTATTTTAGCCTCTACATCAGTAGGACTATAACCTTTGACAAGTTTTTCTTCCTTTACTTTTTTTACTTTACCTGATTCTGAATCAGGAAATTCATAGTACAGTTTTGCGATAAAATATTTTTCGTCCATAATTTTTTTATTAAAATATGAACATAATTTTTTGTAAAATCAAGAACTATTTGCTGAGGTAAGTGTTCAAACGTTTCATAAGGTCTAACGAACTATTCGCTTCAGGACCTACACTTCTTTCTCTTTGGATTTGTTTTTCTTCCTCTAAATTTTCCTCGAACTTATTTCTATCTTCAGGATTTGTGAAAAGATAAGCACCTGGTGTAGAAGGTGATGAAACCAAGTCAAAACATATCAATTCGAAATCGTCTTGAACTTCATTTTGTTCTCCGATTTTCTTTAAAGAACCTACTCCTCTTGAAGATATACCCAAGGTTACTCCTTGTCTCAAATAGTTTGCGGCTAAGTCTCCTTTTGTAGAACATACCCCTCTTTCGTGAAAACCTGGTGATGTCAGTAGTTTTAATTTACCCATCAAAATTTTTCCGTCCCACCATATGTCTGTTATGATATGAGAAACTCTATCCAAATCTATGAGAGATGATTCAGGGTGATTCAACTCGGAAAGTGAAACACCCTTATTAATCATCTTTTTGTAATTTTCAGCCTCCCTTTTTAATATATTTTCAGGATAAATTCTGCCATTACGGTTGGGGGTATTATATTTTTGTAAAACTGCATAAAACTCGAAAGGTTTGCTATGGTCTAAAAAACTTTTAGATTCCATTATGATGTTTTGATTTCCGAATTCTTTCGGAGAAACATATCCCGCATCATACTCTATGAGTATTCCCCTTCCTGACTCATAAGGTTTTAATATTTTAAGTTCGTTCATGTCGATATTTTTATATAAATACCACAAACTTTATAATTATACCTCAACTAATTCAGTTTTGTCTTTCTTACTTAAATAAAAATCGAAGTAATCGTTTTGTTTGAAAATATCAGAATGAATACAACTGACAATAGATTTGATTGATTTTCTTAATTTTGTTGATTTGAAATCCATTTCTTCTAACAGGTATAAATTTATCTCTAAATTCATAAAAGACCTTTTTTTGTATTGAATTCCACTTGTTCTTAAATCTAAATCAACTATAAATTTTTCGTCGAACATTTCATTATCAATACAGTTAAATACTACGTGTTTGATTGCTCTTGACATGTTTAGGACAATTCTTGTCCAATTTTCATAATCGTCTTTTGGTTGAACCCAAGTTTGGATATTGATGTAAATTGATTTAAGATTTTTTGAATCTACCGTTCCATAACTTACCTTTGACGATTTGAAGCCGCTTAATTTAGCGGTTTTCCCTTTCTTCATTCTCTCATTTTTTTCAGAGTTTATTTGTCTGAAAAAAAGGTAGATAAAGTTTGTCAAATTGTCAAAAAATTACAAGTTCTCAACCAAATTCTTTAACTTAAAATATTCTAACCTGTCAAATTTCTTGGTTTTAATATTATCTATAGTTTCGTTGATTGTATTTTTTACATTTTCATCACTTTCAGATTCCAACACAACTACCAACTTTACGATTGCTTCGTCTTTTAATTTTTGATAATTTTCTCGTAATATTGTTTCATCCTGAGATAATAGAGTGTTAAGTTCTTTTTTCTCTGATTCGTTCAGATTTGATATAAAATCGTCTATTGTTTTATTAGCAATTTTAACCATAGAACTCAAAGGTAAATTGATAGTTTCCTTGATTGATGTGGTTGTGTTTTTTTTGAGTGTCTCTACAATTACTTTTTTACTTCTTACTTTGTTTTCTAAATGTAGAACATCGTTCGATTTATAAAATAAATTATCAATATCTGAATATTGATTATGAGAATTAACACTGATAACCCATTTTTTGAGTTTTTCTAAATCTCTTTTATCTGTTTTGTTAATAATGTTCTCAAACATGGTTATTGATTCGAAAACAAAATCCTCGGCTAATTTTTGCTCGTACCCTTTGTTGGTAGATAACTCATCATAAAGATAAAATAATTTTGAAATATTTTTGTTAGACAAAACATTTCTATTAAAATTTTTTAATTCTTCTTTGAAGGTTCCTTTACCGTAAGATTCAGAAAGTAATTTTTCAACTCTTGATTTTAATACACCTATTTTCATATTGCAATATTTTATAATAAATATTAGTCATTCAATATTCTATCGAGTTCATTACCAATATCACCCAAAGAATTTCTAACTTTAGATAAATCAATAAAATCGTCTTCGTTTATCAAATCATTACTTTCAAGTAATATATTCATATTATCTCTTCTTTTTGATTCGGGTGTCATTCCCGCCTCTCCACCCGGTTCAGGACCTGGAGGTGGTGGTGGAACTCCTCCTCCCATATCACCACCAGGAGGTGGAGGTGGTGGTGCGGCTCCTTCGGCGGCAGTTGTGCCAGTTTGTGAACCATATAATTTATCTACGTTGTCAAAAATACCTGTATGAACAATAATAGTTGCGGTATTAGTTAATTCAGCGGCAACCGCTTTTTCAATTCTTTGTTGTTGTAAATCAAG